ATAGCAGATAATACACCAGCTAACCAATGGATGCGAGATAATGGTAATAAATTCGGATTTAAGTGGGAAGGTCCTAAGGATCCAGTTCATTTTGATTATAAGACTGATGAAACAAGACAAAAATATATGGAAGGGGACAAATCTGACTGGAAAGAAGATGAAGAAAAGAAAGATACTGCTAGTGGTATAGGTGGTAAGTTACTACAGATTGCTTCTGGTGCACTTAAAGGTGATCCAGCTGACGTACAACCAACACAAGGAATTACTCCTCCTGAACCTTCTCCTGAACAGACAATGGTTAATGAAACACCTGTTCAGCAGACTACCAAAAATGGCACAACAGTAGTACCATTGCCACTTCCAGTGCCAGGTGCAACAAAATTAGTAGCACTTCCTCCATCAGACGTAGCGAAGTTAGATCCTGAAATAAAACGTCATTATGTTGTGGATCAGTTTACTAAGGCTACTAGAGTAGAGGTGGCATATGTATAGAGATAAACTGTCAACGACAATAAACAATTTAAACCAGAAGTTTGATGGTTTAGCTGAGTTACTTGATAATCGTAACACGATTCTTAAGATGCTCACGAATAAAGAAATGCGTGAGGATTTCTTATTGTCTGAAAGATTACAGTCATTAGATGAGGTAGGTGGATATGATGTAAAGGCAATGAATCGTAATGTGGATCTTAGTCCCGTTAACGAAATGATGCCCCCAATGGACATCAGGCAACCAGGTGATAGTGAAGGTGAAGTACCATTTAAAGAGGGTGGTGCTGTTGGTATCCAACCTATTATTGATATTAGTGCAGAGAGTTTAGGTACAGAAGCATCACCAGCTGGTGAAACATATCAATCATTGGAAGATAGCAGTGGTATCGTACCATTAGAAGGTGCAGCAAATGCAATAGTTGAAGACTTTGAAGTAGATAAGAAATTTAAGAAAGCATTTCAAACAGCAATGATGTTGCCATCTAAGGCAGCTGCTGCAAGTTTGATGGATACGATGTCTAAGACTCCATCACAGGGTGAAGGTACTACTATAATCAAGAAAAATCTATCTGTAATGCAGTCAGCATTCAAACTTCCTACACCTGAACCAACAGAAGATGAAACTAAATCAGAGTCAGAACAACTTGATCCAGAGGAACTAAAGAAGAAACGTGACGATTGGAAGGAACATGAAGATGAAGAGAAAAAGAAAGATGAGGGTAGAAATCCATTTCAGTTAGGTCTCAAGATATTGATGACCAAAGCATTCTCGGCAAAAGCTAATGCGGAAGCTCAAGGTGCAATGGTTCCATCAGTTGCTACTGGTGATCCATTAATACCAGAACCATTCCCCATGATGGGATATAGTGGATCTATGGTTGGTGATGGTGAAGGAGGGAAGAAAGGATTCTGGAGTAGACTTAAGAGTGGTGCCAAGAAAGCATTTGATTACACACCTATGGGTATGGGTATGAAGATGATGGGTGCTGCTAAGGATAAGTTCAAAAATATCATGGCAAATGATAAGGTGAAAGGATTCTTAGGTGGTGTTGGTAACTTTGCCAAGAAAGCATTTAAGTATACACCTTTGGGTATGGCAGTTGGTGCTGGTACTTCAATTAT